TTTTGAAACTACTGATTACAGTAAGTTCAAAAAAACTAGAGGTAATAGACCTGTAGATGAAGCACACGTACAACAACTTAAAAAGTTGATTGAAGAAAAAGATTTATACGATCCAATTCGTGTAAATAAAAACATGGAGGTCATTGATGGCCAACATACATTAGAAGCTAGAAAACAATTAGATCTAAAAGTTCCATTTATTATTATGGACTCTGATGATCCATTGGATGTGGCTAGACTAAACACAGGTCGTAAGAACTGGTCTATGGAAAATTATTTAGATCAGCACTGTGCAAGAAATAAAATGGACTACCGTATTTGTAGAAACAAAATGCAGCAGTATGGAATTAATGTTGCAGAGATGGTGGTTCTATTATTAAAACAAACTTCCTTATGGACAAGAATCAGTAATGATTTTAAAACAGGACGATTTGTAATTCCTGCAGGAGGTATTGAACATACTGATCGTATTGGATCACAGTTAATGCAACTTAAAAAATACTTTTATGGTATGGAGTCTACTAAGAACAAAAGATTTAAACGTTCGATGGTGGTGTCTTATATTGTTGCAGACAAACATCCTAAGTTTGATCACAGAAGATTTAAAACAGCTTGTAAAAGTAAATCTTCATGGTTTTTAACTGGTACATCTACTGCTGATTATATTGCGATCATTGAGCGTATCTATAACGCAGGGCTTACTCAAAGAAATAAAATAAATTTAGTTGAGTTTTATAAATCTAAAGAGTATCAAGACAAATAGGAGAAACAATGGACGTAAACAAATGGAAATCAATTGCTGTAGATATCGAATCATACACAATTATTAGGGCTATGGGGGAGAATGGCCTTAGAAACCCAGGCAACATGATAAAAAAAATGGTTAGTGATTCTATTAAAAAGATCGCTAAGAAAGAAGGTGTTGCTGAACCTAAAATGAAAGAGAATTTATTAAATCAAGGAAAGAAACTCTTGAAGTAATAACCAACACTTACTAGCCTTAGTGTTGGATAGGGGCCGGGAGACTGGCCCCTTTTTTTTACTTGCAATCAAAATCAAAATAGTTATTAATTAAATAGTATTCCTAAGCCTAAATGAAATAAGTGGGGCTTTCAAAACACTTTATTTTCACTTAACAATTAACACTCAAATTTAACTTTAATAAAAGGATATTTTTGTGGGTAAAGCTATGAAGAAGAGTAGTGAGGAAGCATTAAACAAGGCGTTGGACAAGCTAGTGATGGTGTGTCCAAACAAGAAAACTTATGATGAGTTAACTAGTTTGATGTTTCAATTGTATTGTGGAAATGACTTTGGTTTAGGAAATTTCAGTCTTTCTTTTCTCGACAAGATCGAGGATAGATGGCGATCAGGGCGAAAAGCTGCAGCGAAAGCTAAAGGTTTAACTCTGGTTGTTACGAATGCTTAACCACGGTGTCATTACTACATCCATATCTTTTCCCGCATCGTGGTTATGCAAATGGATACGACTCAAAAGAGATTAATTAAAGAATCTATAATTTTAATGGAAATTATGTCTGGTGAAGACCGGATGAATTATCTTGAGCGTATGTGGGATTTGTATATCGATGTATATGTAAGGACTCCTGCAAGAGGCCGTGGTCGTAAGCGTAAAAATACTCCATTGGATAAGAGGAAAGCCTATGAACTGTGCTCCCAGCTTACTAAAATTTTTGGGCATTAAATTGAGCCTGGAGATTGTAAAACCTAAAGCTTTTGCAGAACAGAGACTATTCCAAGCTATACTTGTGCAGGCGTTAGAGGACGCAGTAACTTCATCTGGTTTTAAAAAAGAAACTTACCATAAACATGACTCCCATAAATGGTTTGTAAGTAATAGTATTGACTTTCAAGACGTTTGTTGGGGTGCTGACATGGATCCTGATTTTGTAAGAGGTGAGTACATGAAAATGGTAGATACAGGTAAAATACATTTTACCAAATTACAGGTATCCTGGATTCGGTATCGAGATTTATATAAAAGGTATCGAGAATGTGGAAGTAAAGAGGAGAGAAGAATTATTAAAAAGTTAATATTAAAAGAAAATTTAAAAAGATTAGAAGACTAGTCATGGGGGACGGACAAATTTAACTCCCGGAGGAAAACATAGGGAGCAATTCCTCGAAAAGCCTCCAGGAGTAATTAACCAATTGTGAATGAACACAGCTAAATTGTAACAGAATACCGGATACCGGGCAACGGTTAATTTTTAGACTCAGCACCCTCATTTTTACGTACTCTGTAGCTCCAGGCACGTCCACTTCTTCTTACATCAAAGAACTGACCCATCATCAGGTCTTCTAAGTATTTGTTTAAATTTAATGTGGACATGTCAAACTTAAGATATTTATCAATGGCATGTTGCAATTCTGCAACAGTAAACCAATGAGTATGTCTATTTTTAAGGGGTATCCAACACCAGATAGTATACAAAACGGTCAAATGTCCAGCATTAAGGTATTGTGATTTTGTACCTCCATAATGCTTTTTTATATGGGCTATTCGCATAAAGGTATGCAAAATGATACTATCAAATTTATCATTTGTTTTATCTCTTAATGCTTTTGTCGAGTATTGGTTGTATTTAGTGTTTTTCTCTATGATCATAACGATCTCCTTTTGTTATTGTTAATTTAGGCTTTAGTTAGCCATTAGTGGAACTTAATTGATGAAGTTTCAGTTCATCTATAGTGTCCTGGTGAGGGGTAAAAATTTCTACTATATAGATTATCTAGAGTGATTGAAAAAGAAAAGTGCTCAGGGGGTAAAAGAGGTGTATCTGGTGTATCTAATGTTCTATTAGTCAATTATACCAATGGTTTTAATCAATTTTAGTGGTGTATCTATGGTGTATCTATGGTGTATCTGGGATACACCACTCTTGCGGGAACGCTATCGAAACTTTTTAGGGCTATTACATTAGGTTAGAATAATCTATATAGTAGAAATATGCGAAAACAATTATTTATGTTAGCTAAAGATAGAGTTAAAAAACTATTTCCTGGCAACAAAGAAAAACAAAAACTTTATACTGATGAATATGATAGTGCTAAAATTCATATGTCTCACACTTCTGCGGATAGTTATGCAAGAGGTGAAGTAAGAAGAAAATTCACACCTAAAAAACCAAAAGGTAGAAAATAATGCCTGGTGGACTTAAAAAGAAATCGTTAAGAACTGAATTAGATTTAACACCCAAACAAAAAATGTTTGTTGAAATCTATGTTAAAGATTGGGGTTCGATTACACAAGCTGAAGCATTAAAGCGTGCAGGCTATGTGTGTACTAATGAGAGAGATTACGGATCTGTTGCTTCTAGAATGTTATCTAGAAAACACAGTCCTCATATTGCAAATTATTTTGATAAATTATTTGATCTTGAAAAAAAGAAATATGAAAGTGACAACCTTAGAAGATTTAAGAGGTTAGAAAGAATTTCTGACAAAGCCGAAAAAGATAAACAATACGCTGCTGCTATAAATGCTGAATACAGATCAGGCCAATTAGCTGGAGCTTACGTGGATCGTAAAGAGGTGACTGTTAGTGGTTTGGAGGGTATGTCACGTGAGCAACTTGAAAAAAAGCTTGAGGAACTATCAAACAAAATCGATGGCTTCAATGCCAAAACGATTGAGGTTGAGTCCGAAGACGTTACAGCAATTGAAGAAAGCTAGTTGGTCGGGATGGTTAGATGTTTTTAACCAAGTACATAACTCCACCATCACCACTTCAATTGGTAAAATTAAGGTAGAGATTGATGACTAAAAAGAAACGACAACAATCTAAAATATTAAACTTTGATTTTAAGAATCTCGGAAACATCATTGATGATTATCCGTTTGTTGAAATAGAGTGGCTTGATATCGAAGGTGATGCTGGTTGGAGCAGCACAAAAGATTTAAGCAAAGAACAGTTGCCTGTATGTGTATCTAAAGGTTACTTACTTAGTCAAAAAAATGGAATTACAAGAATATTTAGTGATTACATTAAGTCTAAAGATAAACCAACGTTTGACAATATTGGTGCAACAACTATTATTCCAACAGCAGTAATTAAATCAATTAGGAAATTAAAAATATAAAATACTTACTTAATCATGTCTAATAAAAATGGGGAAACTAGGCTATGGCAAAAGGTAAAAAAAGGACTGACTAATTGCTTCTTAACCCGCGTAGAATCTAGTACAATCAATGGTATTCCTGACGTTCATGCTGTAATGAGTAATGAAGTTTTTTGGATAGAATTAAAATCAGATTCATTAAGTTATCCGAAGCTAAATAAATGGCAAATTGTATGGATTAACAAATACATTATGGCTGGTGGTAAAGTTATTATCTTGGGTGAGACCCCTTTGAAGAGAACCCTTAAACTGTACAGACCGGTGTCCGTTTTCACTGATCCTCGTTCCCTCGTGCCGTTTGCCTCGTTCTCGTTCCCGTTACAATGGCCAATGGTCCAGCGAAGGATGCTAACGGAGCTGGGATCCAGTCCTGATGCAGCGTAGCTCTCGTTCTCGTGCCCTGGCCACTGATCTTTTCCCTCTTTGTTTGATCAGTGGCCTGGGGACCCGCAGCAGGTGATACTGCTCAGGTCTCGTTTGTCGTTGACAAACCTTTCTCGTTCTCGTTAAACTAACCATCACTGGTCCCATCAGCAGCAGCTGGTGCTCAGGATGCAGGTGAAGCTCTCGTTTCTCGTTCTCGTTTCTGGATAAATCTCGTTCTCGTTCACTGGACAACGGCAACGTCCCTGCAGCTGGAGCTCGATGGTGCTGGGATCTCCTTCGGTAGAAACTTTTGCTTGACGAGTATCCCATGATGTCGTATGGTCAGACTAAACAAAGGAGAAACAATGGCGATAGATTTCGATGCCCTCGATCTCGTTCGAGGAGAGAACAAATCTCGTTCTTACAGCAAGAAGATAGATGAGCTCACGCAGCAGGTGACTGACCTTCAGGAGCTGGTAACTGATGTGGTAAAAGAATTACCAGAGGAAAAGAAATGGTCGTTTGAAGAAAGATTAAAAAAAATAAAATAAGGGGTTGACAGGTCTCCCATCGTGTCTTATATGTAGGACGCGCCAGATGCAATTGCAGGCAATCTAAGGTACCGCAACTGGCGTTAACCAAAGGAGAACTATGAACAAAGAAAAAGAGAAACCTGTTGAGCAAGAAGATAAACCTGAAGAAGGCAAAGTATACGCATTGACCGGTGCCCGGGGCACGCGCTGCATTGCAAACGGAAATACATGGAAAGACTCGGAGGTGAAGGATGACTGATGAGCTGAAGGAATGGTTTCTGATGCCAAGCATCAGCGAATGCCTCGCTGAGTATCAGAAGCAGGATATAGGATTAATTGCAGACATTGCTAAGCACGGCTGCTCAGGCGGAGTGTCGGGTCTGACGTATTACGCAGAAACTACTGCGTTTCATGATCACCATCAAGAAGAGATCTGGCAGCTGGTCCGGGACCACGCAGATGACTCTGGTCTGAAGAACGGTGAGTTTTTGCAACACATATCGCAAGATCCAACTTCGTTGACTGGATTAGTTAATGATCTCGTTTGGTGGGCGGTCGAAGTTCGGGCCCAGGAGCTGCATGCAGAGGCACCTGCAGCTGGAGCTTCCACATGACCTTCGTTGTCGTTTGGCTCTGTCTTCTGTTTATGTTCCCAGGTTTCACATTAGCTGGCACTGGGATCCTGATGCTCTCGCTCGTTGGAGTGCTGTGATGTTCACATGTCGTCTCGTTTCTAGAGTTGCATGCACCTGCGCAGAAGCTACTGCTGGTTACAGGACTTGCGCTGGAAACTCTGATGGTAAAGCTCGGTCTCGTTTGAGTGAATGGATAGGTTTAGGGTTAAAGTAATGTTGAGCATCTGGGGACGCTGGAAACTGCTGTGGTAAGAAGAATGGTTAGGTTTCTACTTTAGAATGGTTCTAAAAGATAATTGTTGCAAAGGTATATAAGATACGATAAGAGGTATTTGTGGGATTGGAAATACTAGTTATTAATTTGCCTTTCCCACAAAACTTAAACAAAGGAGAAAAGTTATGGGATTAGATCAACACGCACACCTTCGAGGTCAAAAGGTAGATTGGGAACAATACTATTCTGATGATGATTACGGAGAGAAAGAAAAAGTTTTCGTGTGGAGAAAACACGCAAGACTTCAACAGTTCATGGCAAAGAAGTGGGACGAACAAAACCAACACCATGAGCATGAGGGAATGCTTTCAAGTTTAGGTTTTAATTCTGATTGTGAAGCCCCTGTATATATAACTCAAGAGGTGGCGAAAGAGTTAGCCGAGCAGATACAGAAAGACTATAAGGACTATCCTGCAACAGATGGATTTTTCTGGGGGCAACAGTTCCAAGAGGAAAGCGTCAAGGACTACAAGGAACAAGATATCAAGTTCTTGAAATTCTGTGAACAAGCTATCAACGAGAAAAAGGTCGTTGAATATTGGTGTAGTTGGTAATGGCTAAAGATAAAATTAACGAGGCGACTACTGTCGCCTCGTCTCGTTCTCGTGGTGGAAATAAGAAAGATAATAAAACTAAACAACAGCACGGCACGGCACGGGAACTTTTATTCACCCAAAAAATAAAAAGACTATTTAATATGTTAGAGGATAATAATGCTAGTTATACTATTGCTAGACCTAATAAACTTAATTAAAAAAAAGATAAATAACTTGTTGCATAAGATTTCATAAGATGTATTAATTAGAGGTATTTATAAAAATACATAACTTAACAAAGAGGTAAAAATGCAAAACGCAAAAAAGCTAAAGCAAGACGAAAAAAAAGTTGTTGTTGCTTATGTTAAACTAAAGCTTAAAGCAAATAGACTATCTAAAGAGTTAGATACAATGAAACAAAACATTGTTGATTGCTTTGAGAGAACAAACCAAAACTTGATTATTGTTCAAGATGACAATGGCGAAAGTTTTGGATTACAAAAAATAAATCGTAAAAGAAAAAAGTTTGAAACAGCAAACTTTAAAATTGCTCATAACGATTTGTATAATAAATTCACTACTGAATTAGAATATAGTGAATACAAAGCGATCGGAGATAACAATGCCCAATAAATTATATTCAACTATGCGAAATCTTAAATCTAAAAAAAGATTTAGTTCAGTTCAAAGAATATCATTAATAAGCAATGATTATGCAATTAGAGATTATAAGAAAAAAACTTTAATTCCTATTCATAAGGTTGCTGTTGGTAAATGGTTATTCAATGGTAAAAAGTTCAACAAACTATCGGACATTAATTGGAGACATTGCTATGCCAAATAATGATTTGATTAACATTGCTAATGTATTGAGTGAAAAGTTAAACTCTAATGCACCTACATCACTTGCTGACATGGTGGTGGACAATGGGCAAAAGAAACAGTTGAACTATGAGATCATGTTCCAACTATTAATGGGCGAGTGTGAGAAGCACATACTTGAAAACGTTGGCAACCCAATCGTTGATGAGTTCAAGGACAATGTATTAAAAAAGTTTAGTACACTTGTTCAAGCAATACACGGCACAGAATAATATCCTACTAACCAATGGCGTCTTAACTGACGCCATTGGTGTATCTAGCCCGTACCTATTACAAGGCTCATACCATTTACAAAACTACTTTTAATTTTTACGTCATCAGGGTTTGCGTTCTGGGGCTAGGTTTTTTATGCGAAAGAGGTTTACAAAGTATAATACATTCATATACTAGGGACCCAAACGGTATGAATATTGAAAATCTTACAGAAGAAG